GCCAACATGAAGAATGAAGCGGCGATCCTCCAGGCCAACGCGTCGGCGCAGGCGCAACAGCACCGGGCCGAAATCGCCGCGATCATGTCGCAGTCGCAGTACTTCGCGCAGCTGCATCACGACAAGGCGACGCAGCTGGTCGCCCAGGGCCACGAGAGCGCACTGCAGGCGCAGTCGCAGGCGCACGAGGCGTCGCTGGCTCGCCAGCAGCACGCGCACGACACTGCGCTCCAGATTCAGAAGCAACGGCACGAACACGCGACGGCGAGCGCGGAGAAGGGCGCGGCCGCTCGCGCAGCGGCGCTGAACCCGCCGCAACCGCAGCCCCCGCCAGAGGAGTGAACTGCTTTTGAGTTTGCCCCTGGTGCCTCGACAGCATGACCGCTATGGCCGGTGAGAACCTCAGCGGGGCGAGCGGCGGGAGCGACGACTTCGTCGTGACGTCGTCTGGCTCGTCTGGCTTCACCGCTGCGGCCGAGCCCGCGCCGCCCGCCACGCCCGCTGAGCCTGCGCCTGCCGCCCCGCCGGAGCCCACGCCGCCGCCGACGACCGAGGAGGCTGCGCCCACCGAGGAACCGCCCGCCGCGCAGACCGAAGAACCGCCTGCTGTGGCTCCCGCAGGGCCGGAGGTCGCCGCCGCAGCGGCGGCGCTCCCGAAGGGCGACAGCAAAGCCGGGAAGACCCTGTCGGATCGCGGGCGGATGATCCAGGCCGAGATCAACGCGCTCACGGCGCAGAAGTATCAAACCCGGTCAGAGACCGACGCCGCTCGCGCCGAACTGGCCGAGCTGCGCGCCGAACGCCAGCGCATCTACCAGGAGCTGCAGGCGCGACCCGGACAGCCCGCGCCGCCAGCGCAACCCGGACAGCCCGTGCCGCCGGGGCAACCCGCCGCTGCCGCCGAGCCGCCGAAGGAAGAGAGCTTCAGCACCTTCGGTGAGTTCGTGCAGGCAACCGCGAAGTACTGGCACGACGAAGGGCAACGGGCGGCGCACGCGAAGGCGCAGGAGCTGATTACCCAAACGCTCGCGCAAGAGCGTGCGCGCCAGCAGCAGGAGCTGGAGAACCGACAGCTCACCGAGATCTTTGCCAAGCACAATCAGAACGTCGAGGCGGCACGCGCCGCCCATCCCGATTTTGACGAAGTCGTCGCAGGCTCAGCGCTCCCGACCAATCCCATGATGGAGGCGCACATTCCGCGCTCACCCATCTCCGGCGAGCTGCTGCACTACCTCGCGACACACCCCGACGAGACGGTGCAGATCGCGCAGATGTCTGCCGGTCCCACCCTCGTTGCCCTCGGTCGTCTTGAAGCGCGGATCGAAGCTGCGAAGTCCGGCCCTGCTCCGGTCCGTCCCCAATTAGTCAGTAAAGCCAAACCACCGATTAAGCCGGTCGGTGCGTCGGGCGGCACGACTGCCGACGAGGTCCCCGATCCACTCACGTCGTCGCTCGATGAGCACAACGCGTACTGGAATCGCAAGGATCGCGAACGACGGGGAGGTCGGCGCTAAAGGGGTAGGAAGTCATGGCGACGAACTCTTTTATCACCCCGCAATGGGTGTTGAAGGACGTCGCTCGCGTGCTGGTGAACAACCTCAAGTTCGCGGCGAATGTCGACCGCTATCTCGGGGACAAGTTCTCAGTCGCGGGCAGCAAGGTCGGCTATGCGATTGACGTGCGACTGCCGCAGCGGTTCCGGACCGTCAAGGGGCAGGCGTTTGTGGCGCAGCCGATCAACGACCTCACTGTGCGCGTGTCCATCACGGATCAAGCACAGATCGGCACGGCGGTCTCGACGGCGGATGCCACGATGATCGTGGAGGACGTGCGCAAGCGCTACGTCTTCCCGGCGTCCGAGCAGCTCGCCAACACCATGGACTACGACGGCTTGTTCCGGTGCTACTCCGGCGTGGCGAACTCGGTCGGCACCCCTGGCACCGTCCCGAACCAGAACCTCACCTATGCCCTGGCGGGCGCGAAGCTGAGTGACGGGGCCATCCCCGAGGACGGCCGCATCGGCATGCTGTCGCCGACGATGTCGGCCACCATCGCCAACGCGAACATCAGCTTCTACAACCCGACCGCCGCGATCAGTGAGGGCTGGCGGAAAGGGCGTCAGGCGGGACCGTGGATGGGCATCGATGAGGTCTACGCGACGCAGAACCTTGCGAAGCACCAGACCGGCAGCTGGACCGGCGCGTCGACCCCGGTAGTCTCGGGCGCGGGCCAGACCGGCTCGACGCTCCTCACCAGCGGCTTCGCCTCAGGGTCGACATCACTCAACAAGGGCGACGTCTTCACCATCGTCGGCGTCTACAAAGTCAACCCGCAGAACTACGCGTCGACCGGCACGCTGCAGGACTTCGTGGTCACGGCTCCGGTGACTGACACGGCGGGCGCGGTCACGCTGAACATCGATCCCCCGATCATCACGAGCGGGCCGTTGCAGACCGTGACGACCTCTCCGGCGGCGGGCGCAGGGCTGTTGTTCCAGGGCCAGAGCGCGCTTGCGGCAGGCACGATGACGGCGACCACGAGCGCGCAGGGGCTGATCTATCACCCCGAGGCGTTCATCCTCGCGATGGCCGATCTCGACAAGGACCTGCCTGGGGCCGATGTCACGCAGGTTTCCAGCAAGAGCCTCGCGGTCTCGCTGCGCTACGTGAAGCAGTACAGCGGACAAACGGACCAGAAGATCGAACGCATTGACGCGCTCTACGGCTGGACGGTGTTCCGTCCCGAGATGGCCGTGCGCGTGTGGAGCTAAGGAGCACGCCATGGCACTCACGCAAACCACGCTGACCGCCCCGTGCGCGGCCTCAGACTTGCGGCTGACGCTCACGAGCACGACCGGCTTTCTTCCCAATCAAGCAATCCGCATCGACAGCGAGACGATGTATTGCACCCAGGTCGTCAGCCCCACGGTCGTCGGCGTGCGCAGTCGCGGCGCGGACGGCTCGATTGCGATGTTTCACGACATCGGATCGAACGTGGAAATCTCCGGCGCAGCGGGGGATTACGGGACGCCCGCCCTCGGCGAGGCCACGCAGGTTCCGACTTACGCCCCGCCGGTCATCACCCTGGGGAGCATCACCCAGACGCTTGCGCTCCCCAGCGAGGACACCATCTACGTCTTCAACAACACGGCGGTGATCACGGCCAATCTTCCGGCCCCGGACAAGGCGCACGACGGGCTCAAGCTCACGTTCACGTCGATGAGCGCAGCGGCACACAAGGTAGTCAGTCCTGCTGCGCTCGCGACGGGCGTGACCGGCGGACCGTTCGGGACTGGGACCCTTGCCGCGTTCCGGGGCGCGTCCCTGATGCTGCTGGCCTGCCAGGGGCAATGGAACGTCCTGGCGCAGAACCCGGCCGCGACGTTCGCGTAAAGGGCCATGGCGAAGTCACACAAGTCGTCGCCGCCCGCTGGACGGATGGGCGGCACGGCGGACCGTCGGCCGAGACCGCCGCAGCCAGGGACGCCACCGCCCCCGGCTCCGTCACGTCCGTTGCCGCCGCTTCCGGTGACCCCGACGCCGGAGCCGACCCCCAAGGTCCCGGTGAGCGAACCGGGACCGGAGCCCGTACCGAGCGAGCCGCCGCACCTGGACTAGCTGGGAGCGGTGCGGCGTGGGCGCGGCGGCGGATCTGCCCCGGTGCGTCGCCGCGCCCTTGAGGAGGAATCATGGACCTGGAGCAACGCGCCAGTGACGAACGTCAGAAGTGGGAGACGCCCTACGTCTTTCGGCCGTATCCCAAGATGCTCTATCGCGGCCTCGATGAGAAGCCCGGATGGGAAGCCTGCACCGTCGCGAACGAACACGAGGAGCACGAGCACTACGAGAGCGGCGCAGGCTGGTTCGACACCCTGCCGAAGGCGCTGCAGCATCACGCGCAGATCGGGGCGGACATCGGGCTGGCTGCCGCCGAGCGCGCCGCCGCCGACCGTGCGCTGAGCGCGAAGGCACAAGCTGAAGCCGCCGCTGCCGACGAGGCGAGCGATGGGCATCACCTCGGCGAGATTCCTGAGAAGCCGCGTCCGCCGAAGCCGCTGAAGAAGGCGCTGCGGCCCGAGGACCAACCGCCCGCGCCGGAGAAGTAACCATGATGACCGCTCCAGGGCGCACGCTGTTACTCGGGACGTTGAATCCCGACGGCAGCTACACGGGCATCACGGCGGCGGTGGGCAGCGTTGCGGTCGATGTGCGGGGGCTGTTCTATCTCACGGTCTATCTGGAAAGCGCAGGCGCGATCACGGGCGGGACCATCGTGGTGGAAGAAGCGGCCCGCCCGGACTTCTCCGGCACCTGGAGTCAGGTGACGTCCGTGTCCGCCTCGGGGCTGACGGGCGGCGCAGGCCAAGCGATCCATCTCACGCCAGCGGCGTACGGGTATGTGCGCGTGCGCGTGACCGTGACCATCGCGGGCGGCGGCACGCTCGTCGCGTTCCTCAGCACGCAGGGGACGTAGGGCATGGCGAGCAGTCTCTACATCGGCCCGCCGCCCCCGTCGATTACCATCGGCACACCCGCAGGCTATAGGGCCGTCGTGCAGAACGATGGGGCCGTCGCATATTGGCGATTGAATGAAACAAGTGGAACGACAGCCTATGACGGTATCGGAGGAAATAACGGAACGATTATTGGTGGCGTAACACTAAATCAACCAGGACCATTAAGTGCAAGTGGTAGCAAGGCGATGCTGTTTAATGGATCGGGTTGGATCAATGTGCCGAATGGAGCCTACAAGGCAATTGGTACAAGACCAGTCTCTCTTGAAGGATGGTTTCAGAGCACCAGCCCAATTAAATGGTGTATCGATCAGAAACTAAATGGAAATTCTGGTATTCCAGGTGTTTCTATTTATGGCGCTGACACTTCCAATCTATATTTACACATCTTTAACGGCAGTAGCTCTCCATTTTCAGCATTATACATTCCGGCGCCATCAGCATATATCGATGGCAATTGGCATCATGTTGTTTGTGTGGTTGAGCGTGGGACAACAGAAGTTGGGAAGATCTATGTCGATGGAACGCTCGTTGGCTCTGCCAATATTCCATTTACTGGAACGAATTTTACGAATACATATCCTTTCTCGATTGGCATGTCCAATGGCGTGGCAACTACTGGCATCATTGGACAGTTAAGTGAAGTCGCAATCTATCCCATCGCATTAACTCCTACGCAAGTGGCGAATCATTACGCCGCACGCTTGAGGACTACCAACTAATGGCAAGCAGCATTTTCAATCCAGGCGGGTCGGGTGGGTCTGGCTACTTAGCGCCAGATGGGAGTGTCACGGCCCCGAGTTATGGCTTTGCGAGTCTGGCAGCACAAGGCCTTGGGGGTGGGATGTGTCTTAATTCATCTGCGTTTGGCCCGTATTTAGTATCGAACAATCAGCCATTTCTATGTAGCGATCAGAATCGTGCGCAACGGGCGATGTTTGATGGACAATTTGGTATTGGATTCGCAACTGGTAGTCCTATGACTACCAATCCTGTTGCGGATACTATCGTTGCACGTACTGCGCCTGGAACCATCTCGCTCACTGGCACCACGCCGATGATTCAATTCGGCGGCACGACTGGCAGCTTCCCGGCACTTAAACAGAGTGGTGCTGGTCTAATGGTTAAGTATGCGGATGATAGTGGTTACTCTACGATTACAGCGAATTTCAATTGTGGTGGTGTCATACAATTCTCAAGCAACACATTACTCAGTGCGCTTGCTCCAAGTATCGCATCAGGCTTTGGTACGTCACCATCGATTCCAAGTTTCAATGGTTCAGCAGCATTTGTTGTGAATGTAGGAACGGGCGGAGCTGCGACATCTGGCGTGATTACAATGCCAGCCGCTGGGACTGGATGGATTGTTTTATGTAATGATATTGGTAACACAGCCGGATTACACACATTCCAAACGGCTGGTACAACCACATCGATCACGTTACAGTGTCAAAACAGCGCCGGAACGCCGACGGCATGGGCATCAGGAACACTTGTGCGTGTGATTGCGATGGGGTATTAGCATGGTGCCGACGTCCGCGCTCAGTCTCATCACGCGAGCGCTGCGTGTTATCGGGGAGTGCGCCGCCGAGGAAACGCCCGACGCGGCGAAGCTGTCGGACGGGTTCGACCATCTGCAAGATCTGATGGATGCGTTCAAGACGCAGCGGCTGATGATTCCCTCGCTGCTGCGCACCGTCGTCCCGCTGAGCGCGAACGTCCAGGCCTACACCATCGGCGCGGGCGGGATGATCAACATCCCGTGCCCGACGACCATCGAGTGGGCACGCCTCATTCAGAACTCGGCGATCACGCCGCACGTCGAAGTCCCGGTTCACATTCTGACGGACCAGGAATACGCCCACATCCGGATGAAGGACTTCTCCAGCATTTACGCGCAGTCGATCTACTTCGACCACGCGTGGAACAGCGGCCTCGGCACGATCTACGTGTTCCCGATTCCGAACGTCGGCGCGTCTGCGGCCCCGCTCCCGACACCGTTTCAACCGCAGGTGATCGCGGTCGCGACGATCCCGATTCCGACCCCGACGCCCTACGGCTATCGCGTCACCGCGCTCAATGCCAACGGCGAGACAACGCCGAGCGACGAAGCGGTCGTGACGGCGAACCGGGGGCTCAGCACGAGCGGCACCAGCGACTACAACGTCATCGCGTGGCAGGCCGTGCCCACCGCAACGGGCTACAAGGTTTATCGCACCACGGGCGCGGTCGGCTCGGCCTGGACGCAACCGCCGGTGCTGATTGCGACGGCGGGGTCCGCGCAGTTCTCCGAGACCGACGCGGCGGTCCCTGGCACGCCCGCGACGCTGCCGACGACGAACACGACCGGCGGCAGTGCGTCGCAGACGCAGCTCGTGCTCTACACGCCGGTCCCGTTCCCCGAGTTCACCAACTACGCGACCAGCTACACGTTCCCGCCCGGATGGAACCGCGTGCTGCGCCTCAAGCTCGCGAAGGCGCTCGCGCCGGAGTATGGACGGCCCTTCCCGAGTGAGGACGAACTGGCCGAGGCCTGGGCCGATGTCAAGCGTGTGAACACTCGTCCGCGTGAGCTGCGCAACGACTACGTCGACACCGATTGGACGCGTGCGGTGTACGACATCTATTCGGACACGCCCTGAGGCCTGATGCCGCCGTTCCCCGGTCTCGTGGGCGCGTCGCTCAAGAGCCGCAGTCCTATCGCGGACTGCGAAGAACTGTGGAACTGGTACGTCGAGACTCTCGACTCGCCAGCGGCGAAGTCCTCGCCGGTGCTCTATCCCACCCCTGGCTTCGTGGCCTTGACGACGTTCAACGCCACGCCGGTGCGCGGGTTGTGGGCGCAGGAAGGTCGCACGTTTGCGGTGGTCGCCGACAAGCTCTACGAGTTCTATGCCGACGGGTCGAACAAGGCGCGCCCGCCAACCTCGGTGCCGACGCCCAACCAACCGAGCGTGACGATCTCCAGCCCGATCACGCCGTTGACGCAGATGGCGACGCCGAAGATTTACGTCAACGGTGTGCAGGGGACCACGACCTATAGCTATCAGGTGACGGCGACGAACGTGCTGGGCGAGACCAACGCGAGCATCGCAGGCTCGACAACGGTCGGACCGGCGCAGCTCTCGCCGAGCGACAACATCCTGGTGACCTGGACGATCCAGCAGGCGGCATCGGGCTACAAGGTTTATCGGATCGCCGGGGGCGTGGCCGCGCCGCGTCTCCTTGCCACCATCGCGAACGTGACGCAGACGGCCTTCGTGGACAACGGCGACGTCGGCAACGCCGGGACGCCGCCGACGACGAACACGACGGGGAGTCCGCCCGCGACCACGTCGTGGGGCTACACGATTGTCGCGAAGAACTTCTCGGGGACGACGTTGCCCTCGCCCGAGGGCACAACCCTCGGGTATCCCGTGCCGTCGGCGCAGCACTACAACACGATCACCTGGAGCCCGGTGCCGAGTAGCACCGGCTACGAGATCTACCGCACCACGGCTCCCGCGATCACATCGACGGATCCCACGCTGGCCTCGACCGCCCAGAACCAGCTGGTCCTAATTGGCGCGACCAGCGGCGCGGCGTCCACGACCATCGAGGACAAGGGGTTTCTCCCCGGCATCAATGACCCTGCGCCCCCGCCCTTACCGACGGTGAACACGACGCTCACGGGCGGGTTCCCAGGGTCGCCCGCGTTGGTGTCCATCTCGTCCAGTGGGGATGCGGGGCGCGAGATGTTCATCTGCGCGGGCGGACACGGGTTCGTCTTCGACCTCGATACGAGCGCGTTGACCGCTGTGGTCGACAGTGTCGCGCAGGGCGGTTTCATCGACGGCTACTTCGTCGGCTTGGACACCAACACCTCGACATTGCGGATGTCGAACTATCTCGATGGGCTGACGTGGGACCCGACCCAGATCGCGCAGCGCAACATCGCCGGGGACAAGTGGCAATCGATGATTGTCATGCACCGCGAGATCTGGCTCTTCGGTGAACAGACCACCGAGGTGTGGACAAACGTGGGCACCGCGCCGTTCCCGTTCGCGCCGAACACCAACGTCTTCATCGAGGCCGGGAGCGGCGCGTTGTGGACGGCGGTGCGTGTCGGCGGGCAGCTCATTTGGTTCGGTCAGGGCATCGATGGCGCAGGCGTCGTGTATCAAGCGAATGGCTACACGCCGCAACGCGTCAGCGACCATGCGCTCGAAACCGCGATCCAGGGCTACACCTACACGAGCGACGCCGACGCCTTCGGCTATCAGCAGGAAGGACACATCTTTTATGTGCTCACGTTCCCCAAACAGAACGTCACCTGGGTCTACGACCTGACCACGCAGGTCTGGTCGCAGCGCGGGACGTGGAACGCGCAGAAGAATCGCTACGACTGTTATCGCCCGAACACGCACTGCTGGTCGCCCATGAAGAACGAGCATCTGGTTGGCGACCGCCTCGGCAACAGTGACGGCGTCACGTCGGCCGTGTTCGCGATGAGTGTCGACTTCGGTCACGAGCTGACCGGCGGCATCATCCGGCGCATGCGGCGTGCGCCGCATCTCTGGAATGATCTCGTGAGCGTTGCCTATCGCCGGTTGCAGGTCGATCTGGAAACCGGACTGGCGCGCTCCAATCCGCTCGACCCGCTGCTCGCAACGGACACGCTCCCCGGCACGAACCCCACGATCATGCTGCGGTGGAGCGATGACGGCGGCAAGACGTGGTCGCACGAACATTGGACGACCGCCGGGAAGCTCGGCGAGTACCGCAAGCGGGCGCGGTGGTCGCGGCTCGGCGCAGCGCGGGACCGGGTGTTTGAACTGGTCTGCTCTGATCCCGTGCCCTGGCGGGTCATCTCCGCGTCGCTCGGCGTCGAACCGGCGGTGTTCTAGTGGCGACGACGCCGCTGCGTCTCCCGATGCGCCAGCCCGTGCTGGACAGCAACGGGCTGCTCAACAAGGAGTGGCAGTACTACTTCACCAGTCTCGCGAACAGCGGGGGCACCGGCGCGCCCGATCCGGCGGCGATCACGGAAGTCGTCAAGAACGTCCTCGTCGGGGGCGGCACGGTGGCCCCGCCGTCTTCCCCGAGCAACATGGTCGTGATCCCGGCACAGATTCCGAACGCGCTGCTGGCGACCGACGCGAGCGACAATCTCTACTGGCTGGTCGACATAACGTGGCCGATGCTGCCGGTGGGGCAAGGCACCTGGGCGAATGCCACGCCGGTCATTCCGGGCGGGATCATCACGCCCTCGATCTCGACGGTCGAAAAAGGGACGACCGATCTCATTCTCAACGCGACGGCGAACATTCGACTCAGTCCTGGGGATGCCACCAATCAGTCGTGGCAAAACACGCTGCCAGGACAGGTGTTGCCGGTCTGGAACTACGTCACCGACTTCGGTGCCCGTGGCGGCGTCTTTCGGCAAGGGTGGTTCGGCGAAGTCGTTACCGACAGCCTCGTGCCTCGGGGCCAGCGCTCGATGATCGGCGGGCGCACTGCCATCGCGCCCGCGACCGTGCTGGTCGATACGGTCAATGCCTCGCAGAGCACGATCTACGTCAAGCACAACATCTTCCTTTCGGGCGACGTCATCGTGCTGGAAGCGCGAGGCCAGCAGGAGTTCATGCAGGTCACCGGCGCACCGAGCTACATCGCCACGAACCGTATCGGCTTCCCGGTCACCCGGTATCTGAACGGCTCGGCGTTTCCGACGCAACCCCCCGGCGCGAGCTGGCTGGCGGGCGATGGCGTCGTCAACACGCGCCAACCGAATCTCGGCTTCCTTGATCTCTACGCGACGACGGGCACGATCACCGGCACCGGGCCGACACTGGTCGGGCTGCTGCGCACCGGCACGGCCTGGAATGCGCTGAGTGCCCGCTGGGCGCTCGGCGATCTCAACGGGCTCTACGGCTACACGACCGACGTCTTCGGGTCCGCGTTCGGCGATCCGGCGAATGCGTGGTTGACGATTGACCCGACCAACGGCGTGCGCATCGGCAATGGCCCGATTGCGAACAGCAGCTCGCTGGTGCTCAACGTCCCGCCAGGAACGACGACCCCGTCCACGCTCAGCATCACGGGCGACTGCACCGCTGGGCACTTCCATGGGAGCGGGAAGTATCTGACGGAGCTGCCCGCCGCGACGGGTGACATTGTTACCTATCTCGGCGGCTATGTCCCCGCGACGAACTACGCCGATGGCGACATCGTCGTGGCGTCCGACGGGATCGCCTACATCTGCGTCACCCCGACGAACACAGCTCCCGCCCCGTGGCCGGGGGTCGGCATCGCGACGTCGGTCGGTCCGCCAGGGCCGACGGGCCCACCCGGCCCCACCGGCGCGACCGGCGCGACCGGCGCAACCGGCGCGACAGGACCGCAAGGGACACAAGGGCCGACGGGGCCCCAAGGGCCGCAAGGTGCGCCTGCGCCGTATGTCAACGCGTCGTACTGGTTAGCGTCGCCGTATACGGGACTCAGTAACGCGTACGCCCTCAACGCGCTCGCGAACGGCTATGTGAAGAACAGCGCCGGTGCGCCGACCACGCTCGCGACCATTCCGGTGAGCGACGGTGGCACCGGCGCAAACGACGCAGGCACGGCGCGCACGAACCTCGGGTGCGGACAGATGGCGACGGGGAACTACAGCGGCAACGCGGCTACCTTCCTGCGCGGGGACGGCCAATGGGCCACGCCTCCGTACCCCACGGGCGTCCCGTCGGGGATGATCGCGATCTTTACCACGGCATGCCCTCCTGGCTGGACGCAGGTGACGTGGTACGGGCTGTTCATGCGGTGCAATTCCGCCTATGGAGCGCAGGGCGGCGGGGCGACGCACACGCACTCGGTCTCGGTGTCAGGCAACGTCGCGTCGCACTCGCACGGTGCGGGCAGTCTCACGGGACCGAACCATAATCATGGCGGCAATGCGTCGTATAGCTTCACGGTCTACGGGCCGACCGACCAAGGCAATTCCTCGCACAGTCACAGCCTCAGTACCAACATGGGGACTCCATCTACGACAACAGGCATTTACCAAGGTAGCGGCGGATACTACACCGTCGCGGGTCCCTCTCATATCCACAGCGGGAGCACGGACTCCGGCGGCGCGCACACGCATAACTTCGGGGAGAACATCAGCGGCAACGCCAGCATTGGCTATGACGGCACGGGAGCTGTCGGCGGCAGCACGGATGCGCAATCGCCCGCGTTCAGTTGGTCCGGGAACACGGGGGCTGGAAGTAACTATCCACCGTTCATCGATGTCGTGCTCTGTCAGAAGAACTAACTTATGACACTCACCTTTCGCGATGACCTCGGCAAGCGGCACTTTGAATTCTGCTTCGTCGGCTTCGTGCTCGGCGGCTCGATGCAGGACAAGAAGAACATGACGGTCCTGCGACGCGAGGTCGCACTGTTCGAAAAGCTGGAACGCATCAGCGAGCTGAAGCCGTGTGGCAAGAAGCTCGTCAATGGCGAGCCCGAGCGCCAACTCACCGGCGAGGCGTTAGACCTCGACGTGGTCGAATTCGATCTGCTCTACGGTTACATCTCGATCACGCCGTGGCAATCCGGCACGCCCGCCAAGCACGCACTCGAAACGCTCGACTGGCTCGCCGCATCGAAGCACCCGGAGATGTGATGGCTGAACCTGATCCCACGACCGCGCTCCCGCCGCCACCTAATCCGGCGACGACCGAGTGGGTCCCGATCTGGAACCCGACGAGCCAGGGACCGGTCGGCCCGCAGGGCCCGCCAGGACCCGCCAACGGCGCGTTCACCTCCGACTGGAACTGGTCGACCAGTCTCACGACCGTCGCATCGGGTGGCGTCGGGGCGAATGCCGCGACCTGGGAGAGCGCCACCGCAATCTTCCTGAGTAAGACCAACGCGGCAGGCACCGACCTCACCACCGCGCTCGCAGCGTACGTCGGCGTGGGCGTCGACTTATACCTGCAAGACCGTCTGTCCGCCACGTCGTGGGGACGTTACACCGTCAACGCTGCCCCGACCGACAACGGAACGTGGCTCTCGTATCCCGTCACCTATGTGAGCGGGCAGGACCCGCAGCCCGCCAGTGGACGCGACACCGTCGTGACCGTGCTCAAGCAGCAAGGCGCGCAGGTCGAACAATGGTTGTCGGGGAGCGGCGTGCCTGCGTCCACGCTGGGGAATCTCGGGGACTGGTATCTCAACACGGCGAATGGGGACGTCTACGAGAAGCTCACCGGCACCGGGTGGACGAAGCAAACCAACATCACGGGCCCGGTCGGCCCCGTCGGTCCGATAGGTCCGACGGGCGCGACGGGTGCGACCGGCGCGACAGGGCCGCAAGGTCCTATCGGGAACACCGGCCCCCAAGGCCCACAGGGCATCCAAGGGCCAGTCGGCCCGACCGGCAGCGTCGGGGGCACCGGTGTCGCAGGCCAGCTCGCATGGTGGAACGCGACGACGGCTATCGCGGGCGATACGAATCTCGTGTGGGATAACACGAACAAGCGGCTCGGGATCAAGACCGCCGCACCTGCGACGGAAATTGAAATCACGGGTCTCGCACGGTTCCTGCCAATCACGGCGTATGCGCCCGTCGGAAGCAAGGGTCTGGAACTGTTTTATAACTCCACTGCTGACAGCGCCACTATTCAGGCATACGACCGCGTCGGCGCGGCTTACAAACCACTTAACATCTATGCCAGCACCATTACCCTGTATGGGAATCCGCTGAAGGTAACAGGCCACGTCCAGCAGGCACGGGCGATGTATCTGTGGCCCGGTGCCTATTCGAACGACCAGGATTATCAAGGGAGCTGGTATCTCGCTTCGCATTCGAGCTACGGCCTCTATACGAATACGGGATTCTACATAACCGGGCAGATATGGTGTACTGCGATCACGCAAGCGGCGGGCGCGTATATTTATCCCGGCGAGTATTCTGGCGGCGCGAATTTTCAGGCCACTTACATGTTGGCGTCGCACACCTCGTATGGTCTCTACAGCAATACGGGCTTATACCTCTCAGCAGGGATGTGGCTTAACGGCCATGTTTACATGGCAAAGTCGACGTACCTCTATCCGGGTGACTTCACCGGTGCAAACAACATGCAGACGAGTTGGTATCTCGGCTCGCATCCGAGCTATGGGCTGTATACCAACACCGGTTTCTATTCGGCAAGCACGATCTGGGCTGCTAACTATATCAGCAGCGCTGCCTATGTGACCGCGCCCTACTATGCGGCGAGCCAAGGCTCAAGCCTCGGCTACACGTTCTATGGCGATGGGAACACGAATTACAACTCTGACCAAACCGGTCGGTTGAAGATGAACGCATCAGCGGCGGGAGGCAAGCTATATTTCGATGGTACGGAGTTGTTTCCGACTCCAACTAACGGAGTGCTCTGCGGTACTAGCTCGTACGCGTGGTCAGCGGTCTGGGCCTATGCCCTATCAAACCCCTCGGATGGCCGGTTGAAGACGCACGTTCGGCCCACCGTGTTCAGCACCGAGTTCATCAAGCAACTACGGCCGGTGGACTTTGAATGGAAGGACAAACCCGGCATCTATCAACAAGGGTTCATCGCGCAAGAAGTCGAGGCCATCGATGCGACGTTCGGCGCGATTGGTCGGAATGAGCACGGGGAAGCGGTCGGCCTGGACTATAGCCGGTTTGTCGTGCCGCTGATCGCCACCATGCAGGAGTTACTCCGTCGCATCGATCGTTTGGAATCTGGGAGCCACACATGATCCACACGACGCTGGGCGCACTCGCCGCTGCTGAAGACTCGATCAAGGCTGTCGCGGAACTGAAGCTCCCTGCGAAGACCGCCTACAGCCTCTCCAAGTTACTGACGGCGGCAACGGCCGAACTAGAGCACTGGCACAAGCAGCGGCTGAAGTGGGTGAAGGAATTCGGCGAGACCAACGCCGAGGGCGTCACCGCCGTGCGTCCAGATGCGATGTCGGAGTTTATCGCCCACATGAACGATCTCGCGGCCGTGGCGGTGGAGCTTGCCGTCACGCCGGTCACGCTCGATCTGTTCGGCGAGACCGAGATGGCGGTGCGCGACATGGCCGCATTGATCGGCGCGGGTCTGCTGGTCGACCCCGACGTGGTGCCGACCCCACACCTTGTGGAAGTGAAGAAGGGAGTCCAGTAATGGCGAACGACAGTTACAGCCAGCAGGCGCTCGCATCTGACCTCACGTTCCAGACCCGCGTGCGGGCGTGTCTCGCGGACGTCGCATGGCAGGTCATGGAAGAAGACCCGGCGACCGCGAACCACCAGCAGCGTGCCAGCTACGCCAATTGGGTTGTGAAGAACCTCGCGACCAGCGCGCAGCAAGTCAGTCCGTGGCTCGTGATGCGCCCCAACCTCCTCCAGGCGAACACGACCTACACCTTCGCCGCGACCGCAACGGTGACGGACGCAACCGACGCCGCCATCGAGTCGCAGCTGATGACGGACTGGAACGAGATCGCGGGCGTGGGGATGACGGTCACGCCCGCCGCAGTCCTTGGTCCGATGCCGCCCCCGCCGCCGGTGATGGCAACGGGCACGCCGATTCCGCCGCCGCCGGTGAAGGCGTAGGGGCCTGCTTTTGAGTTTGCCCAGGCTCGCGCCGAACACTGGAGGACCATGACGACCCGTGTCCTGCCGCCAGCGGAATGGCCTCGGCTGCTGGGCACGGAGCTGGAGACGGTGGTGCCCGTGCTCCCCGAGGATGCCGAGGTCCTGGTCGTGGAACACGACGGGGCCATCGTCGGCTGCTGGGCGCTCTACCCGCTGCTGCACGTCGAGGGCGTGTGGGTCGCGCCGGAGCATCGCGGGCGGGGCGGCGTGTTCCGGCGGCTGCTCACCGGCATGCGCACGCTGGTGCATGGACACGGGCGCGAGGTTGTGCAGACCGGCGCGCTCTGGGGCGACGAGGGCGCGGTCGTTGCCACGATGCTGCAGAAGCTCGGCGCGGTCGAGCTGGTGGGTCGGCACTTCGCCTGGAGGATGTGATGCCCTTTCTCATCGCAGCGGCGGGGATTTCGGCGGGGCTCGGCCTCATCGGGGCGAAGGAAAAATCCGATGCGGCGCAGAAGGCGTCGATGCTGCAGCAGCAGTATGCGAACAGGGCCGCGCTCGTCCAGCAGGGCGTCTACCAACAAAACATGGCGGGGATGCAGCCCTACACCGCAGTCGGGCGCAGTGCGATCAACGCGCTCGGGCGACTGACGACACCGGGTGTCGCCTACACCCCGCAGATGCAAGCGGCGGATAACTACGCGCTGCAGAACGCGCCGCCAACGTGGTCGATGGTCCCTGGCGGACCCGCGAGCGCGATGCCAGGGATGCCGAACACCACGACCGGGTTCGGCACGAGCGGCGGTTCGTATAACCCCGGCACCGGCTTATATCCGAGCAGGCCGAATCCCTACCCAGGTGCGTCACCGAGCACGGGCACACTCGGCACGCTCGCGAGCAATCTCGTGCCGCTGCGTGCGCCGGATGGGTCCGTGCGTGCGGTGCCGCAATCGATGGTCGGCCAGTTCATGTCGCAGGGGGCCGTGCCCGCCTAAGGAGAACACTATGCCCGCAGGTCTCGCGTATCCCGCGCTCACGGCTGCTGGTCAGCTGTATGGCGGTGGCGCGCCCATGCAGTTCGGCAACGCCGCCGCTGCGCCCGCGACGACGACGCCCATGCCGAACCAAGCGCCATTAGTGATGTCGCGCTACGGGCAGTGGGTGCCCGCCAATCATCCCGACGCGATGAACAATCCGCTCGCAGCGCTCCCCCCGGGCCCAGCGCCCGCGCCCGTGGCAGCCCCTGGGTCGCCGCCGACGGCCGCACGGAATCCGTGGGCCTACGCGTCGCCGGGGCCAGGAACTCTCGGCAATCTCTACAGCCAGTCCGTGGGACCCCTCGCATCGAACGCGATCCAGCGTCCGCAAGTCATGCCGCAGCGTTTCGGACTCCCGCCCGGTCAACTGCCGGGACCGAACACGGGCAGCTACATGGGGCAACCGCAGCTCTACACGCCGCCGACGACGATGGCGCAACCGCAGCTCGGGGCGGGACAGCTCGGGAGTCTCGTGCGACGGATGTACTGAACGGGGTGACCCATGGCGTTCCCGCGTCTTCTCAGCGATCCGATTCAGCAGCCGCTGATGCAGATGCAGTCAGCAGGCACGGCGGGTGTGTACGCGGGCGCGCCTGCAAGTGGCGACTTCTGGGGCGGCGCAGGTGTCGACGCGGGCGGTGGCTACGGCGCAGCTCCGCAGGGCAGCACGAACACCGGCGGCTACACCGGCACCGGCACGCAGGGCATGGGCAACTTCGGCAGCGACCCGTACGCCTACAGCGGCGGCTCGCTGCTCACGCCCTGGACGCAGCAGTTCGTCGCGCCGACGGGTCCGTCCTACAGCGGCATCAGCCTGAAGCCATTTTCGTTCGGCAATATCTCGTACTCCTACACGGCGCCAGGGGCCTTCACCGGCGAGACCGACATCACGCCGACATCGTTCGGCTACAACCAGTTTCAGTCCGCTGCGCCGTTCCAAGCGCCGACCGCTGCCCAGGCGGCGCAAGACCCTGGCTATCAGTTCCGGTTGCAACAGGGCCAGCAGGCGATGCAAGCCCAGGCGGCGGCAAGCGGGCTGGCGCGCACCGGCGGCTTCGCGAAGGCGATGTCGGACTACAACCAGAACGCGGCGAGCCAGGAGTATCAGAACGTCTACAACCGCGCCTTCGGCGAATACCAGAACGCGCAGCAGAGCGCGCTGCAGAACTATCAGACGAACGTGCAGACGCAGCAGGGCATCTCCCAGGACAACTGGAACCGGATGTATCAGGCGAGCCAAGCGAACAACCAGAACCAGCTCGCGGCGTATCAGGCGAGCACGAATGCGCAGATTCAGGGGAACCAACTCGGGTGGGACATTGCGAGCGGCAGCTGGGATCGCAACTTCCAGGCGGCGCAGGCGGCGTATCAATCCGCGATGCAGATCGCGCAGGCGAACGCGTCGGCGGGCGCGTCGAACGCGAACCTCGCCTACGACCGGGCGCTGCAGCAGTACCAGATGAACTACGGCATCTTCCAAAACAATCAGCAGACGCAGTGGGACCGGCAGATGCAGCTCGCGCAGCTGGGGATGCAGGGCCAGGAAGCACAAGCGGGCTACGGTTCGCAGTACGCGGGCAACATGGGTGACATCTACGGGCAGTCGGCGAACGCGGGCGCGGCTGGAATCACCACAGGCGCGAACGCGTGGGCCAACGCCTTGAGCGGTGCCGGGAGCGGCCTCTTGGGTGCAGCCACCGCGTACTACGGACCGGGTGGTGCGGGGAGCGGCGGCGGCATGCCGGGAACGAACGTCACCAATCTCGCGAGACAGCTCCCGCGCTAGCCATGCCGTTCCAACTCGACACGGGGATGTACGGACAGCTCGCCGGGGGCGGCGACCGGCAGGACTCGCCGCTCGGCATGCTCGGCCAGATGGTCGACATGCGAACCAAGATGGCCGAGCTGCAGGACCAACAGCGACAGCGCGACCTGGAGGCGACGAAAGCGCAGCAGGAGATCGACGCGAAGAACCGCGACGTCCAAGAGAACAAAGACCTCATCAAAGTCTTCAACGATAAGAATGGGAGTCCCGGCCTGAGCGATCTCGTCAACGTCGTCGGCCTCG